ATTCGGTCAAAGTGGCCGTAACCCGTCTAGCGCAGAACGTGCAAGCGTGCGCCAAGAAGTTCTACGTAGACTGCAACCCGCCAAACAAAAGACATTGGCTGTATACGCTGTTCATAAAGAAGATAGACCCTTCTACCGGATTGCCTCTAGCAAATCCTAATAAATATGCCCACATGATGATGAATCCAATAGACAATGTATCTATCCTAGGGAAAGATTACATAGAGGACATATTGGGTAGTTTGAGCGAACGTGAAAAGAAGAGGTTCAGGGATGGGGAGTGGCTGGACGATGCAGAAGGTTCCCTGTTCAAATATTCAGACTTTGCCAAGGCGCGTATAGATCCAGCAAGCTTTGACTTCCGTACCCTAGACAGCATAGTGGTAGCGGTAGATCCAGCAATGAGCAATACCGCGAACAGTGACGAGCATGGAATAGTAGTGATAGGCTACAAGAACTCCACAGAAGACTTATATGTATTGGAAGATGCTAGTCTTGTAGGAAGTCCAAGGACATGGGCGTTGAAGGTAGTAGGGTTGTTCGACAACTGGGAAGCCAACGAGGTTATAGGAGAAGTGAACAACGGTGGCGACCTAGTAGAAGTGAACCTGCGCACAGTTTCCGTATCTATTCCATATACTCCCGTGCATGCCAGCAGGGGCAAGGCAATCCGCGCCGAGCCAGTAGCTTCGATGTGTGAACGTGGGAAGTTGCATCTGGTAGGAGACTTCCCACAACTAGAAGAAGAATGCACAAGTTGGGTGCCGGATTCAGGCATGAAGAGTCCCAACAGGATGGACGCGATGGTGTGGGGATGCACTAAATTCATAAAGAATAGGAAATCGGCAGGCAGTTGGAGGTAGACTAGAGGAAGAATATAGGCTAGAATTGCAAATGGAAGTACAAAGATGGAGGTCTATGCTATGAGCAAGCGCACAAAATTCAGGTCAAATTCAGCAAATAATGGAACTGTAGCCTTACCGGATGCGGATTCCTCTATCCGTTCTACATTGGCTATGATGCAGTACAACTCCATCATGCGCAACATGTTCCTAAAGAGAGGCAAGAGTGGGGCAGGCAGTGGATTTGGTGACAGACGTGATATGGAAGAGATATGCGGGTACATACAGAACCTTACCTTTATGGACTACTGGGAGACATACAACAGACAGGACATAGCGGGCAGAGTGATAGAGACTTATCCGAATTACACATGGATGCGTACACCAGAAGTCTATGAACGTGCAGATGGAGACACTACAGATTTTGAGTCTAGTTGGGCAGACCTGCTTGAAGAGCATAGGCCGTTCTCCGAGTTGAGGAAGTTGGACATTCTTGCAGGCATAGGCACGTTCGGATTGATGGTAATTGGAGTAAACGACGGCAAGAAGTTAGACACACCCTTGCAGCCAGCCGGAACCGGAAAGCGCAGGGCTATACGTACTATCGCATACCACAGGGTATTTACCCAAGGAGAGGTAAAGATAGTAGAGTGGGACAGGAACCCAAATTCCCTACGGTATGGCCAGCCAGTAATGTATGAAGTGACCCCTGGAGTGTACGATAGCGATGTTGTAATGTCCAGAACTGTGCAATTCGACTCCAAAGACAAGAAATCCGTAAACACTGACGACCCCTTCCGCACTTCCTTCCGTGTACACTACACACGTTGCCAACACTTTGCTGATAATGCTATGTCAGGCCCAGTATACGCTACCCCCAGACTACAGCGCGTGTTCAACCGGATGACTGACATATTTAAGATCGTTGCTGGAAGTGCCGAGATGTTTTGGCAAGGTGCGTTTGGTGGGCTGTCCTTTGAGATGGATGCGGAGGCGGAGTTGAGTGACGAAAGAAAGCAAGAGTTGAAATTGGAGATAGACAACTTCACACAGCGTCTGCAACGTACTCTATTGCTGCAAGGAGTGAAGGCCAACTCGCTCACACCAACTATTAGCAGTCCTAAAGACCACCTAGATGTACAACTGACCATGGTATCAGTAGCTTCCGAGATTCCCAAGCGTATTTTAGCCGGAAGTGAGATGGGCAAACTGTCAAGTACACAGGACAGTGATAATTGGAACGAGAGGGTAGAGAACAGGTCAAACAATGTAGCCAACCCTTACCTTCTACGCCCCTATGTAAGATTCTGCATTAAAAATGGAATAGTAGTTCCGCCAGCTAACAATAAGTTCTTAGTGAGTTGGTCTAAACTTGGTAAGACTACGCTGCTAGAGACTTCAAGGGCTGCGGAATACTTCACTAAGGCATTAGAGCAGTACTGTTCCAGCAATCTGTTCCTTGCTATGAAGTTTGTTGATTATCTTATGTACGTTTGGAACTATGACACCGCTATAGCTACTAAGTTGGCAGAGAATTTCAGTATCAAGGATTTTGAACGTATCAGAAAAGAAAGCATTGTAAGAAAGGACACATCTTTGGATGAAGGAATTAAAGAGCCTACATCCAAGAAAAGCAAGTCCGTTAAGAAAGATATGGAGTAATGAGAGGGATAAACGGTTTTCAACGTACGTCAGCAGAAATATGTCATAAGGCTCCACCGTTCCTCTCTCCCCTTGTGACTGGTAGCTGGCGTACGTTGAATTATTTGGTGACGCAGTAGTTAGCAAACGTAAGAAGGAGAAGTATGAAAAGACTAGAGCAAATATTCACGGGAAATGTAGATACCGCTACATTGAAAGTGAAGCAATTAAATGGTGAGACATATCTTGTTGGCCCTGTCGTGATGGCCAAAGAGATTGTTATGAATAAAGTTCTTTACCGCGCTAAGGAACTGAAAGCGTCCGTGCCTCATTGGAATGGACGTCCTGTTGTTGTAGGACACCCCAAGACAGAAGATGGCGGGTTTAAGACCGCTAATGACCCTGATGTGTTGGAAGCACAGGGAATTGGTATGATATTCAACACGTCTTTTGCCACTAAGACTAAGAAGTTGAAGTCGGAGTGTTGGTTGAATGTCAACAGTCTAAAGAAGTTTGAGAATGTGGAGAAGGTTGTTGCTAATGGAGAGATGCTTGAAGTAAGTACAAGTTTGTACTTAGAGGCAGAGGAAGAGGTTGGCACGTTCAATGACCGTGATTATGAGTTCGTAGGACACAACTACAAACCCGACCATCTGGCAATATTGGATGGCGAGACTGGTGCGTGTTCTGTGGAAGATGGCGCAGGATTCCCCAGAGCTAACGAGGAATTAACTGCCAATGAGTTGTCCTCTTCCGAGAAAATGCACAGACTTGGGCAGGCGGTGCGCAAGAAGTTTTCTACCAGTGGCTCCGGTGCATATCTTGCCGATGTGTATGATGCGTACCTTGTATATGAGAAGTATGACCAAGAGGCTAATACATACGCACTGTACAAGGTGGGGTACACGCTAGGTTCGGATGAACAGACGGTAGAGTTTAGTGGTGAGCCTATAAAAGTGCTTTGCCAGAAAACCTATGTTGACACAGTAACCCAAAATGAAGTAAAGTCTACTCCATCTAAGGATACTGTTGTTAGTACTAACACAAAAAAAGGAGAAGATATGAATAAGCAGGCTAAAATCAGCAAATGGCTCGAAGATGGGCACATCAATGCTGACCAGTCTAAGCATCTTACGGACATGAACGACGATATGTTTGGTCTGTTTGAGTCTAACGCGGCTTTCTTGAAAGAGAAAGTAGTTGAGACTAAGGTGGAGAAGGTTCCCAAAGAGAATGCAGAAATCCACAAAGTCGATGCCAAAGCTGTAGTCGCTGCCAATGCTGACCTGTCCGAGAAGGATAGCGATTTTAGCAATTGGACCCGCAATCAGTACCAGGAGAAGCGTGACGAGTTTATCGCTACTATTCTTGGGAATGCGTCAAACAAATTTGACCAGACAGAACTTGACAAGATGGGTATCACACAGTTGGAGAAGATCGCTAGTATCTCATGCAACACTGCTGACATGAGTGCGGCTGTTCCTGGCAGTGTGCCTTCCACGGCTTCTAACAAAAAGGAAACCCCCAAGGTTACGCCTTATGTGAACAAGTACCACCTTCCCAAGGAAGATCAAAAGTAATTGCTAGTGCTTAATGTGTAACTACGCAAAGGAGAATACAAATGAGTATGACTAAACGAAACACCGTACTAGTCCACAAGGTAGTCGGTCAGGAGTTTGAAGAGGCCGTGAGCGCAAGTGACATGCGCCCTGGTAATCTGGTGCAGATTACAGGTCAAGTTGTTGGGGGCTTTACTGCTACCCTGAATGCTGTTCGCGGATTACCGTGCCACGTTGTTACCGAGGAAGTCAATACATTCCAGGGTAAGACTGTACGTGACCAGATTGATTCTGGTGATACCGTTGTCTGTGCGCACCTGCAACCTGGTGTGAAGTTCACTGGACTTCTGAAAGACACCATTGCTGACGTTGCAGTTGGTGACATTCTGATTGCTGACGAGACTGGTCATCTGGACCACCCTGCGGAGGCTGTTGCTGCTGTGCAAGCGGAATCAGCCCCTTATGCGGTGAGTAAGTTCCCTGTGGCGGCGGAGCTTATGACCGCTCGCCAATTGTACCGTGCAGAAGAGGCTTGTGTTGGAAACAACACGTATGCTGGCACTGGTAATGGTTCCGGTGACGACCGTCGTATTGTTTGCCGCGTTCTGTAACGCAACAAGTGGTACCAAAAAGAAAAGGAAGGAAAGTAAATGAAAAAGTTCATTGGAATTGACTTGTCTGCGGAAGCTGCTGCTACTGGCAGTATCTTTGGTAACGCGACAGAGTTTGCCGCTAGTCCCGAAGAGGCAATGGATATGATGGCCAGCAACAGCCTGCGCCCTTATATCGCAGAGGATGGTAAGGCATACTGCACTATACCACGTATAAACAGCAAGGGTGAGGTAGAGTACACCGCCAAGATGGTTGGCAACGGCACTCCTACCCCTACCACCCTGCTTCGTGGTGAGTGGGAACAGATTGACCAGGTTGTCGGTGAGGTAGCTACCGCCGAAATGAATTTGGTTAACATGCTGATAGCCGCTGGCCTTACCATTCCGCTGAATGGCATGGGTGTGACTAAATACACCTGGCAACGTGCCG